AACGGGGTGGATGCACTGCCAGATGGGGCTTCGGTCACCACAGGTGGCATGTAGGTGCTGATGGCTGGGGCGGGGGTGGCGTTCCACCCGGAAGTCGGCGTAGGAGGTCGGTTGGCGAACGGGGAACGCGGAACACCACGACGGTCCGCTTGCGCTCCGGCGCCACCGCCACCCTGAATGCCGATACCCGGCAGCTGAAGATTGGTGGGCGGCTGGTAGGTGGACGGAATCCCCGGACCCGAACCTGGGACGACGGTCATGTTGCCGTTGGCGTCAACACCGAAGTGGTCACCCGGCTTCATCTTGCTGATGTCGATCTGGGGGGTGCCATTAGGCAACGGCTGACTCGGGTTCATCAGCGGGTTGGCCTGACCCACCGTGTACGCCGCGGTCGCCGCGGCGGCGACGATCCCGAACTTGCCAATCAGCCCGTCCAGCGCCCCGGACATCTTCCCCACACCGGACACGGCCGCATTGGGCAGGCCCGTCGACAGAAGGTTGACGATGCCGGTCAACGACGACGCCAGCGACGCAACCCCACTGATGGTCTTCCACGCCACGAACGCCTGAACCACCGTGGCAGCCCCACCGGGAATGCTGTTGATGGTCTGAAGCACCTGGCGGATGACGGGCAACCACAGGTTGGCGGCGTTCGTACCGGCCTGGAAGAGCCCCGAGAGAATCGGACCTGCCTGCACCGCAACGTCACGGAGTTGGCCAAGCATGTCGCGGCCCTGCTGGAAGAAGTTCTGCAACCTCTCCTGACCCTGCGCGGAGTTCAGGAACGCCGCCATCTTCTGCGTCGCCGACTCCAACGTGAAAAGCAGACCCGCACCGCCACCAGCGGCTTCGGTGATAGCGGTAAACGACTTCCCCAAGTTGAGGACGATGTTGCCAAGGTTGGAGAACCCGTCAAGACCGTCGCTGATCCACTTCTGCAGCCGGCCGTCACCATCGGCGGAGGTGATGAACGCGTTGAAGCGTTCCGCCACCCTCCCCACCGCATCAGCGAGCCGGGGCAACGAATCAGACCCCGCGGCGGCCAATGTGCCGAACGCGTTGATGATCGGGTCAATCGCCGCAGACAGGCGGCCCTGCGCGTCGGCGGTGTTCCCGAAGATCCGATCCAGGAACCCCTGCGACGAGCCCGAACCCAGCGAGGTCATTGCTTGCATGAGGTTCTGATTCAAAGACCGGGAGATACCATCCACACCGCGAGTCACCGCGGGCAGAAGGTTCCCAACCAGACCCATGAGCCCTTGGGACACGCCGGCGAACATGTTCTGCGACCCAATGTTCCGCAGGTCGGTGAACGTTCCCTTCAACCCGACAACGGTCTTCACCGCGTCAGCAGCGTTCGGCGACAGGTCTGCGAGAGCCTTGTTCGCGGCGTCAACCGACGCTTGCGTCCCATCGGCGGCCTTGGTGACCGCGTCGTACGCGTCGGACATACCCTGCACGGACAGCTTCGCCACACCCACCGACGACGCAATCCCAGCGAACACACCCGGGACCACAGCCCCCGCACCGGCCAACTGTTGCAGCGCCCCAGCGAGATTGGTGACAGCAGTGGCCGCGGCGGGCAGTAAACCCACCCCGACGAGACCGGCATTCAACTTGAATGCGCCACCACCAGATGAGCCACCACCACTGAAACCGGAGAAGGCGCGGTCCAACGCGGACCGGTCGACGTCCACCTTGACCTTGACCGTCTGACCATCAAGACGTGCAATTTCCGTCTTCGCCGCCGCCGTGTCCGCCTCGACGTCAACGTTGATGGCCTTGAGTTCACGCTCAGTGGTGCGCAGCGCCTCTTTGATCTTCGGCGCGATCTTCGACGTGTCCGGGAGGACGGAAATCCAAACATCGGCAATTGATGCCAAGGTCAGCCACCGCCTTCCAACAAAGTCATGTAGTCACCCACGGTCATGAACGGTTCCGGCGCAACCATTTCCGGTTGAATGCCCGGCCTCCTAGACGGCTCCGGGCGGTGCTGCGGATGCTTCTCCTGCGCGTCCTGGGTGTTCAGCCACATCGTCACCGCCGCCACATCCAACAAGTCGGTGAGACGGTGCGTGTTGGCGTCCCAGCCCTCGTTGAGGACGTGGAAAACAGCCGTCCCAGGAGGTGCGTAGTTGATGAACGCGAACAACTCGTGAAACTGCAAACGGTCAGTGCACCAATCCGTCACGTGCAACCCACTGGTGACGAGGTCCCTGTTGACGGCGCTCCAGTGATCCCGAAGGATCGTCAGAGCGCCTAGGATTCCCCCACCGTGGTGTTAGACCACTCAGTCCACTCATCCAGCATCTTCATGTACTCGGACTCCTTGAAGCCCTCCGCGATGTCCAATGCCGCCGGGGACGTGATGCGCTCCACCGTCTCGAACATCTGCTGCAACTGATCCTTCTGCAGAATCTGCTTCAGCTCGCGCATCGTCGGCTTGCGGTCCTCAGTCATCGCCGCCAGGCCCACGGTGACACCACTTTTCGCGGTGTACACCATGAACTTCTCGTCCGGGTAATCCTGGGCCCAGTCGTAGCCGGGCTCACCCGGCTTCGCCGGCTCCAGAACATCCTGCAGAGCGTCCACGTCGTCGGACTTCTTCTTACTGGCCTTCTTCGGCTCTGCCACCATCGTCACGCCGACAGCTGCCCATCATCGGTGAGGATGTACTTGTACTTCCCGTTGGAGTCCGGGAACATCTCCACCGTCAAATCGTGAGCGAGGACGGTCTTGTTGTTCATCGTCATCGTGCCCTTGTTGACCACCTGCGCCAGCGGGACGTAGAACTGGATTCGCTTCCCACCGGGGGAGAACGTGTCCACAATCCACGCCGACGTGTCCAACGCATCCGAGGTCACCGAAATGGACAGCCGGTTGCCGTGAGTCGAATCCGCCACCGTCGCCGTCACATTCGACGAACCGTAGGCAGCCTTCGACGCGTCCACGTTCAAGAACTCATACAGGGTGAACTGCATCGTCTCGTCGAACGACTGCTGCGGGTTCGCGACGATGTCCGAACCCCACGCGTAAATCTTCGTGGTCGGCCGGTTCTCGTCGAACTTGATGCCATCCTCGGCGATGAACCCCAACAGCTTCGCCGTCGCATACGTGGTCGTCACGGCGGGGACGATGGCCGTGGGGATCGCCATACCAATCGGCACCTTGTACAGGCCGCCGATGGTGGGGAGGTTCTTCGGTGAGGGCAGAACGACGTTGGTGGTGTTCCCGGTGAACGCCATGAGGGTTTTCCTTCCAATGGAAAAGGCCCCCACGATGTGGAGGCCCGTTATAGGGGTGTGGCCGTCTGTTGGAAGGCCGGGTTATTCAGTTGTGTTACGAAACAGACGATTTAGGCGTAGTTGGTCTTCATGACCGTGACCCAGGCGGTGATGACGTACCGCTCCAAGTCCGGGTAATCCGGGTCCTTCTGACGTGTCGGCCCGCCGGCCTTCTCCACGTCCTGAACCAACCCCTGCACGGGCATCACCGCCCACAACTCCCACGCGTCGAACGCCACCCGCTCAGCACGTTGACCGTTGGGGTCGTAGTAACGGAGCTGAAGTAACTGCGACGAAGTGAACCGGTACGGCTCAGCGGTGTTCAGCAACTCCAACGTCCAAAACCGCCGACCGGTGGGAAGAGGGTCCGGGACCTGTTGGGTGATGTTCGTCGGCCACCCCCGACCAGGACATTCACCAAGGAAGTGGTTGCGGGTCAACTGATAAGCGCTGGGTGTGCCGAGGATTGGGATCGTCATGAATCCAACCGATGGATGCGGTTGCCTTGCGCGTCTAGGTTGCGGGCAGCGTCAGACCTCCGTGCCAACTCCTGCGGGATCTCCCGATTCGCCGCCGGGATCTCAGGAAGTTCACCGATTGGCAGGTTCTTCAAGATGGCGTTGTTCACCGCTTCGTGCGCCATTGCCCGAGCGGTAGTAGCGGCGATGATCAACCGCGCTCGAGAAGAACCCTCAGTAACCTTATGTTCGTACCCGTCCGCTTCAGGCTGCTTACGACGGGCCTGCGCGGCGTGAAGGTCAGCGTTGCAACGCGTCACCGTCTCCGCACCCAAGGCATTCAGATGAGCCTTCATGCCCTCGGACTTGCGGATACGTTCGAACTCGTCGATGTTCCAAGCGATGCGCACCATTAGCCGGTCGCCACCTCAATGACCACTTCCCCACCAGGCTTATACCCGAACGGGCCGGTTGTGTAGTCCCGCACGTCTTCCGACACCCAATACTCAGTGTCCGAACCAGGTAGCAGCACCTTGTCTCGCGGCGAATACGGCGCCACATCGGGCACCATGATCACCTTCGACGTCACCACACGCCGGTCATAATCACCGGTCATGTTCAGTTGCGACGACAGCGGATACCACCCAAACACCTTCCGGTCTACGGGCTCGTCATAGTCGTCTTCGACGGGGTAACCATCAGAGTCCGTTGAGCCGGTGTACTTGGCGTGAGACACCGTGAACGAGGCTTGCATCAGATGTTGTTATTCGGGATGAACACGCCGTTGTCGTTCCACCCGATCCCCTCGGGCCACACCCCGTGCCACCCGCCGAAGTTTTGCCGAACCACCTGCGGTGCCGCGGCGGTGTCGACACTGAACGCCCCCGACTTCTCGGTGATGCCCTTGCAAATGTTCTGCAAGTCAGTGATTTCCGACGGCCAGAACATCGACCTGCGCACCTGACGGGTATCCAGGGTGTGAGAGAACGGGCCGGCCGCTTCAGCTGACACCGCCCCCGAGCCAGCATCATTCCATCGGAGGATCGCCCCGCGGATGATGGCCTTGGCCGCAGCACGTTGCTGCGGCGAGAGGTCGTCGACAATGGTGAGACACGGTGCCGCCATCCGTGCCATGGCGATGGCATCTTCAATCATTGCCGTCGCCTTGTCCTCGTCGATGGTGGCGAAGGGGGTCAAGTCGGCAACTGTTACCAGGTCCATGATTTGACTCCCTTCGCTCACCAAAGACGAGAACTATTGCGATGCCGCTGAATCAGTAAGCGGCGCTGCCCTTCGTGGCGATCGCGAAGGCGTTCGGCGAGCCCATGACGAATCCGTAGTAAGCCTCGACGAGCAGGAGGGTGAGGTTTTCCTGGAACGCCGAGTGCCATGTGGTGCCGTCGAAGTAGTTCGCCTCGGTGGACACCTTGATGCTGATGTCCATGCCAACGCCGTACGCAGCCTGCGACCAATCGCCGGCGACCGCGCGGATGGTGGAGTCCACCGCACCCGAGGAGGTTGCGACGACCGCGACCTTCGGGTTGGTGCCACCGGTGAGCGAGTTCGACACGACACTGAACGGAGCCGACTCAGGCGCCACGTTGGACGTGATCGCCGGGAACGTGACGGTGTAGGGACCACCAGCCGAACCGGTCACGGTGACGGTGGAGAAGATGCCGCCCCATGCCTGGATGCCGGACTGCACGGTAGCGGCAGCAGCGTTGTAGGCCACGGTAAGAGTGTTGCCACCCGCACCGATGACGTACGAACCGCCTGTGGCGCCACCACTCTGGGTGACGGTCTGCACCGAGTTGCCTGCACGCCAGTAGCGTCCGGACACACCCTTGTTGTAGAACGCATCCCAGCCGAGCAGCGAGTTGCCGCCCGTATCGCCGAGCAGTGGACGTCCCTGGGTGTCGGTGGCGAGCATGGCGTCGACACGCAGACGCGGGTCGCACGCCCAGCCGGTCATGTCGTAGTTGTTGTCCACGACCTTGCCGACAGTGGTCACCAAATCGGTGTAGAGGCCACCGGTTCCCTGCGACGCCGTTCCCAGCGCCACCTGATTGGGCGTGAGTGCCAGGTAGTCGGCGAACGGGCCGGCACCGCCGGTGCGGAGGGACTTGCCGACGATGGCGGCGTAGTCGAAGGCGCGGGCGATGGCGGTCGGCAGATCCGACTGGAGCTGCTGGTACAGGCCGGCCGGGTTGGACGACACGACCTCGTCGGAGACGGGGACGAGCAGTGCAACCTTCTTGCCGGTCATCAGCTTGACGCCGACGCCGACCTGCGAGGCCGGCTTCACGCCGCCCTCAGCGACCCAGTCTGCGACCGGGACGTCCATCGGGACGGGAATGGCGGTCTGCGCATTCACCGACAGCGGGACACGGCGGGCCAGCGACATGACGGCGGACTGCTCCACTGCCTTGTCGAAGATCGGACCTGTAATGGTGGGAGGGAGGAGTTGCGTTGCCGTATTCGACAGCGCGGTGGGATTGATAGCCATCTCTGGTTACCCTTTCCAGGATTGAGCGGGTGGGGATCAGCCCCGCCGCGCGTTAGTGATGATGTTTGCGAATTGCTGTGCCGGGTCGTTGTTTCCGGCGTTCACGGTCCGCCCCTCAGCCTTGACTTGGCCTGGCGTCGGGGGTTCTGGAAGCAAGCTCTTCAGCAACTTGGCGTGCTCTTCTAGCTCGTCGAAATCTGAGCCACGCAATGCCTCGGAAGGGATGCCGTACTGCTTCGACAGAGTGTCCTTGGCATCCCTGATTTCCTGCGCTGCCTGCAGCGCGCCGATGGCGCCCTCTGCGGATTCGGCGCGTTCCTGCCACCTCTGAAGTTCAGTCTTCTGAGCTTCTTCGATCTCGAGCAGCTTCTTGGCTGCGCGGTCGTTTTCCTTGGCGCGCTTCTCTTGCTCGCGTGCCTTCGCCTTCCAGAACTCAACCGTTTCGGTTGGCTTCTTCGGCTGCTCATCGGAGTCGTCGGTGGTGTCAGCGGTGTCGTCAGGGGTCGTTTCGACCACGTCGGTGTCAGTCACTGTTTCTTCGGGTGCGTCGGGCATGGCAGTTACTTGCTCCGTTTCGGAATGTGAAGACCTCACCGTTTCGGCTCGGCAAAACACGCCCGGTTGGGCGTAACCCTGGACCGTTGCGGTCAGGGAAGTTTGAGGGTTGGTAGACCTACTTGCTCTGGGTGGCAAACTCGTTTCGAACGACGGTCGCCGACGAGTAGAAGCGGTTGTGGTCGTCTTTGTGGAAAACAGGTCCGACTACTTCGGGATCAGCCGTGCCATCAGCAACAAAGCGCGCGGCCAGCAGACGCATCTGCCACATTGAGACGTAATGGTCTTGAAAATTGATGGTGCAGTCTTCGCTGGCGCCCTTGTACCGGACGGTGTTCTCATTGACGGTCGCAATTTCCTGCATCAAGTCGATGGCTCGTCGGCGTAGGTTGACCGCCTGAACGTCGAGTGGGAGAGCGTCGTCTCGAGGGACGGCCATAACCACTTCAATCCGGTCGGTGCCAGAGATGCGTGGGTCAGCACCGCTGAACGGTCCTGCTGTGATCACTTGTTTCACTCCATTTCCCCGTTGCGGGTTACTTCTGCGCCGTTGCGGCTCAGGAAGACAGAGGTGTCAACATTCGTGGCATAATTGCCACATGACAGTAAGTGTGTGCACCGTGCCTGGCTGCGATCGCCCGCTACGCCTAAATGGCTTGTGCCATGCACACAATGAGCGGCTTCGGCGGTCGGGCAAGTTGTCTGAGCACTTGCCGATTAGGACGCGCTCCGAGATGCCTAAACGGTGCAGCACTGATGGATGCGGGTCGGCCGTCGCCAGCGGAGGTATGTGCCATCTTCATTACGAACGCGCGTTTCGCAACGGCTATAGGTCCAACGCTGCGGAGACGCCGATGTGTTCAGTACCAGATTGCGGTAACCCTGTTCGATGCAAGTCGTACTGCACTAGTCACTACAACAAGTGGCGACGGTGGGGAACGCCTACGCCTGCACCTCGTCCAAAACCCGCACACAAAAAGAGGGACCCAAGTGGTTATGTCATGGTCTGGCGCCCAGATTCGCCAATGGCGATGGCCAACGGCTTCGTTCCTGAACATCGTCTAGTGATGGCCGAGACAATCGGCAGGCCGCTTTGCAAGTTTGAGAACGTCCACCACATCAACGGTGTCCGCGACGACAATCGGCCCGAGAACCTGGAGTTATGGAACACGCATCAGCCAGCCGGTCAACGCGTACCAGATAAGGTCGCTTGGGCGGTCGATATCCTGTCGCTGTACGCACCTGACAAGTTGGTAGCACCTACTCTAGGTTTTCTTTAATCCAACGCCGCACGCGAGCCCGATCTGCAGGAGTAGAAGGCTTGTCCGATGGCTTGTATGGCTTTACAGGGAGCGCTTTTCCGCCCCAGGCAGGAACCGCCTCGCAGAAGCACCCCTCATGGCAGGCGAACGTTGAGGACGCTCTTGTGAACACCCCACCGCGGGAGGCGACCATGACGCAGAATTTGCACGCCTCGGGGCGGGTTCGGCGCATCCATCCCCGCGCTTGGGGGTCTTCGGTCGCCGCATCCGTGACAGTCAGGTTGGCGGCGTTGACAATCCGCTTCTGCAACCCGCCCTGAACGTCGTAACGGGCCGTGTCCACCAGGTCGGCTTCCGTCTTTGGCTTGCGCACCAACGACGTCGCGGGCTCGTCAAGATTTACGACCGCGTTGGCTTGGTCGACCCTGGCCGCAGACAACGACCGTGAACCAAAGCCTGCTAGGGCATCCGCACCGGTATTTTCCAGCGGTTTTACGCTCGCCTCGAAACGTCCCGGGATCGCGTTGGCGTCGCGCAACTGGTCGTACCACGTGGCACCGGCAGAGGAAGCTGCCAACGTCCACTTGTCCAACAGCGGAGGCAAGACCTCATAGAGGGCGTTGATGATATCGGGTGGCGGAAGGACCCACACCGCAGATAGCTCGTCGACAGCACCCGCTGCCACTGGCATCAAGATTGTGCGAAGAGGTGCCGGTTCAGCGGCTTGTGCCGGCGCCGTCATTCGTCATCTTCTGGCCTTGTGCGGCAAGTGCCTGCAACGTTAATTGGCCCTGAGCTTTCACCTTTTGGGCTATGGCGCGGGCCTGCTGCTGATCGTCAAGACCCAGGATTTCAAGACCCACATCCGTCTCGGCCAGCCACGGTGCGGCGGTGATGATCTTCAAGCCCGCGTCTGCCTGCTGAGCCTGGGACATGTAGATCGGGTTCCGCCACTTCGGGGAAATGGTCGACCACGCCTCGGGGATTTCCCGAATGTTGTTCTGCATCGCCAATGCCCGGCACATGGAGCGCTTCAACGCCCGCTTGTAGCCCTTGGTGGTGGTTTCGGCTTCCTTGATGATGTTCTCGCGGGACGCGATGTAGGAATCCGAGGACGTCGGGTTCGACATGTCCGAAACGCCAAGATCCGAAATGGGGATGTCGGTGACACCGGCGAACAACTGGGCCTGCTGCTTCAGAATGTCGATATGCGGTTGAGGTGATGCCGCGGAGAACTGCTTCACGTCCGCTCGAGGGTTCTTGGACGAATCGTCATCAGGGATGCCCTTGAGACGACCCAGCATCACCTGGAGCACTGGTTTCGGGTTGCCGTCAGCGTCCTTGAAGATCGACTCATCCGCGCCGAGCATCCACATTTCGGGGAAGCTGTACGTGTCGGCATGCCCTTCCATGCGGATCATCGTGCGCAGAGCCCCGTCATGGGCAGACATGACCGCACGGGAGATGCGGGACTGGCCAAACGGCCGGTCTGTGCGGTACCGGTACACCATGGGCTCCACGGGAACACCCCACGGATGTTCAGTGCGTTCCGTTGACCACCCAGAGGAATCCTTCTCCGCTGTAATCGTCACCCCGTCGAGGTACAAGGCCAAACTGGACACAGAGCCCGACCGGTCCCTACCCGTGATGGACAGCAAGTTCGACAACCGCCGACCCCGCGCGTCCCACGTTCCGGTGGCGTTGGCCGCCGACTTCACGTGAATGGAACCTGCGGGTTCCCCCACCGACGTGTCACCGACGGTGTTGATCAGGAAGGCGGGTCCGTGCAGAAGTGACTGCGTCGTCGCTGAATCAATCTCGACGTCAAGATAGTTGTCGTCGAAGACGTGATGGAACCCCAACGAACCCAAGTCCCCGTCGGGCCACGCGAAGCCGTCCAAGTTGCAACGGTTCGCCAGTGTGTCGACAGCCTTCGCCGACCAGCCCAACACAATCGCCAAACGGTAGTACTGCGGCGGGATGATCGTCCCCACCTGCTGAATAGCCAGCCGGCCCTCGTAGTAACTGTCTCGCAGTTGATTCCGCGGCTGCCGGGCATCCAACTGCGCCAACAACCCGCTCAGGAGCCGCTGCTCGTCGTCGTCGATTCCGGGGAGCGTGACTTGACTAGGCAACGTTCCCCTTCCTTCTACGAGACGGTGGCGATACGGCCACTAGGTTTCTTCGGTCCTTGAGTGACACCGCCGAGGAGGGCCAGGGTTGCAGCCACGATGGGATGAATGGTCACCGTTGAATCGCGCCGGTCCCATCCCCACCCACCGGCATCGCTGATGGGCCTCTTCCTGGCGCCCTGCAACGCGTCGGTCAGCGCAGTGGACTGACCACCGTGTGTCAGCTTGTCGGCGTTGGCGCGTGTTTCAAACAGAAGGCACGCCTTCGCCATGTCCCGGGCCGAGCTGCGGCGAACGTTCACTCCCCGCGCTTTGAGTTCCGGAACCATCTGAGCCGCAGGGGAAATGTCGTCGATGACGACTTCCGCTTGCCAACCCGCAGCCTCGACGAGCCAATCCAACGCTTCGGCAACATTTGAACCGGCCCACACCTCTTCAAGGTGCGCCGACTCTCCTTCAAGCCAGCACGCCGCTATCGAAATGTCCAAACCGTGGGACATGTCCACGCCAAACGCATCTGGTCGCACGTCCGCAGACGGTCCATTTCGGCGCATCGCTTGCCACGCTGCGTGCTTGACAACCGCGGCGTGGCGGGACACCTTGGGCCATATCCCTCGAGCTTCACGATTCCACGACTCGTCGTCTGGAATGTTTTCTCTCATCCGCTCCATCGACTCCAGCGGAGTGCGATGCGGGAAAGACGGATTCATGATTGGCCACTGCGTTTGATCGTCAGGGGCTGAATCCGGATCAGCACTGAACTCGACGTATGCCTGCTTGCCTCGAGTGATTACCACTTGGCCTTCAGGCTTGTCCTTCAATGCCTGCTGACGCTTGGCCGTGAACGCCTCTCCCGGATCGTCCGGCCGTGGGGGCGTCCCCAAGAAGAAGATCAAACCTCCGTGAGGGTTTCGCGCCTGGTTTGTCGCCGGCACCATGTCCTCAAGAGCCTTCAACGTGAGAATCTGAGCCTCGTCGAACACTTCGACGTCGATTTCATCCAACCCTCGACCGAAGCCCTGTTCGCGAGCGCCGAACATGATCACCGAATCGTTTCGGAACTTGATTTCCTGCTCGCCGTTGGTCGTTCGTATGCCCATCGACCTATCAGGAGCCAAAAACGGAGCAATACCCTTGCGCTTCACGAGTCCCTGCATCGACCGGAAAGTGTTTGTCGTCGTCCTGTTGTGGTGCGACGTCCACGCCGCCTTCAATCCCGGGAACTCCAGACACAGCCCCACGATGATTCCGCCGACCGTGTAGGT